GTAGTGATATCTTAGAAGCATATGTTTCTTCAACATCAGGTATTACAACATCAACAACAGATTTGTCTTTAACTAAAATTGATAGATCAACTTATGCTGCACTTCCAAATAAAGGACAAACTGGTCAACCATCACAATATTATGTGGATAGACAGATAACTCCTACTATTAGTTTATATCTTGCTCCTGATGCAAATACTTATACATATTTAAAATATTATTACTTACAAAGAATTCAAGATGCAGGTTCTTATACTAATGACGCAGATTTACCTTATAGATTTATACCATGTATGGTTTCAGGACTTGCTTATTATTTAGCACAAAAAAGATCACCTGAAAGAATAGATTTATTAAAAATGGCTTATGAAGATGAAATGAGAAGAGCTTTGGACGAAGACGGACAAAGAACTAGTTTATACATAACACCACAAACTTATTTTCCACAAGGATAATTTATGCCAGTATTTGCTAAAGGTAAAAGATCACTAGCTATATCAGATAGATCAGGAATGCAATTTCCTTATCTTGAAATGGTTAAAGAATGGAATGGTTCGTTTGTTCATTTTTCAGAATATGAAGCTAAACAACCTCAATTAGAACTTAGATCTCAAGGTGGAGATGCTCAGGCATTACAATCTCCAAGAGCAGATATAAGACCGGGTGGTGCATGTGATGTTAATTTAAATTTATATTATTGGCCAGGACAATATCTTTCAATAGGTATGCAACCTGGAATAAGTGGAGATATTATAAATACAAATAGATCGGCGTATACAGAAATTGGAAATGTAACAATTAGTATAACATGACATACACAGAATTAGTACAAAAGATTAGAGATTATACAGAAGTAGGTTCAGAAGTTTTAACATCTACTATTGTAAATGGTTTTATAAGAGATGCTGAATTTAAAATATTTAGAAATACAGATGCAGACTACGCGCGCGAGTACGCGACTTCATCTTTTACAGCTAATAATAAATATTTAACTTTACCTAATACTAATCAATCTTCTGGAACAACAACTACAAGAATTGCTCTAGTAGTTCGTTCCGTGGTTGTTACAAATACTTCCTCTGTTCAAGTAGCGTTGGAACCTAGAGATGATACCTTTATAACAGAATATAATTCATCAGGATCTACTGGTTTTCCAAAATATTACGCAACTTTTAGAGAAAATGCTATTGAAGTTGCCCCTACACCAGACTCGACTTATGTCGTAACTTTAGACTATGTTTACACACCAGATGGTTTAAGTTCTACGAATACCGAGACGTATATAAGTATTAATGCCCCAGAATTATTATTATATGCGTGTTTAGTTGAAGCTTTTGCATATCTTAAAGGTCCGATGGATATGTACAAATTGTATCAAGAGAAGTATAATGAAGCATTACAAGGATTTGCGTTGGAACAAACAGGTAGAAGACGCAGAGACGAATTTCAGGATGGAACGTTACGAATCAAAGTACCGTCACCATCCCCATAACAACTATAAGGAGTACAATATATGGCAAACACACAAGCAGTATGTAATTCATTTAAAGCAGAACTTTTAGGTGCAGTACATGATTTCGATTCAGGTTCAGGACAAGTATTTAAACTTGCACTTTTCCAATCAAACGCAAACTTAAGTGCAGGAACAACAATATTCACATCAACAAATGAAGCATCAACTGGTGGACAATATACATCAGGTGGTGGAGTACTTGCTGGACAACAAGTGTCTTTATCTGCAAGCACAGCGATTATTACATTTTCTGATTTATCATTTACAGGTGTAACATTAACAGCAGAAGGTGCATTAATTTATAATACATCGGCTGGTAATAAAGCAGTTTGTGTTTTAAGTTTTGGTGGAGATAAAACAGCAACATCTGGAACATTTACAATTTTGTTTCCAGCGTTTACAGCAGGTAATGCAATATTAAGAATAGCTTAAAGGTAGTTTCATGGCGTTCGTTATTAACGATAGAGTCAAAGAAACTACTTCAACCTTAGGCACAGGCACAGTTACATTAAGTGGGGCTGCTTTAGGTTTTCAAAGTTTTTCTTCTGGCATTGGAGCAGGTAACTCAACTTACTATACGATTGCTTTAGGCAATCAGTGGGAAGTTGGTATTGGCTCATTAACGAACGCTACAACCTTCACAAGAGATTCAGTTATCTCTAGTTCAAACACAAGTAGTTTAGTAAATTTTTCATCAGGAATAAAAGATATATTTTGTGCATTACCTGCAACATATACCCCATCTCCTGTAATGAACGCACAAGTATTTGTAAATACACATGCTACATCAATTACTCAAGTACAAACAATTCAATCAGGTGTGCTTGCAGGTCCAGTAACTTTAACAAGCACTTTAACTGTAACAGGAACTTTGGTAGTAATATAATATGTCAAAAATAGAAGTAAATGCAATTGAACCACAATCAGGAACCACTTTAACATTAGGTGCTTCTGGAGACACGGTTACATTAGCTGCAGGTGCTTCTCAATCAGGTTTTGGAAGATCAGGATCAGTTAATTGGGATACAACAAAAAAGACTGCAAACTTTACAGCAGTTTCAGGAAATGGTTATTTTTTAGATACAACTACAACAACATTAACAATAACACTTCCAACAACACCAAGTGCTGGAGATATTGTAGCAATTGCAGATTATGCAAATACTTCAGCTACAAATAATATTACAGTTGGTAGAAATGGTTCTCTTATTGATGGAGAAGCAATAGATGCAAAAATTAAAATTAATGGTCAAGTTTATACATTAGTATATGTAGATGCAACAGAAGGTTGGAAAACAGTAGGTCAAACATTTAATCAAATTTCAACTGCAGCATTCGTAGCAGCAACAGGTGGAACAATAACTACTTGTGGAAATTACAAAATTCATACATTCACAGGACCAGGAACTTTTACAGTTTCATCAGCAGGTAATCCAGCTGGTTCAACAACAGTTGATTATTTAGTAGTAGCAGGTGGTGGTGGTGGAGGTGGAACATCAGCTGCAGGAGGTGGAGGAGCTGGAGGTTTTAGATTTTATGCTTCACCAGATGTTTCTACTCCTTATCCAGCAAGTCCGTTAAAAGGACCAGCTGCATTACCAGTTTCTGTAACATCTTACCCAATTACAGTTGGTAGTGGAGGAGCAGGGCGAACTGGTAGTCCTGGTCAAAATGGAACTCCTGGTAACAATTCAATTTTTTCAACTATAACATCAGCAGCTGGAGGAGGAGGAGGAAGTGATGGATCTCCAACATCTGCAGCTGGAGCTACTCCATCTGTTCCAACTCTTGGTGGTTATGCAAATGGTCTTTCAGGTGGTTCAGGTGGAGGAACAAGAGGAACTTATCTTTCTCCTGGTGTACCTCAACCAAACAATTATTATTGGAATCCAGCAATTGGTCTTTATGGCGGAGTAGGTAATACCCCTCCAGTAAGTCCACCACAAGGAAGTCAAGGTGGAATGGGATATGATAGTCTTAATTGTAATTCACAATCTGGTGGTGGAGGTGGTGCAATGGCTATTGGTTCTAGTGCGAGAGGACCTGGACAAGGAGTAAACACTGGTGGAGCTGGTGGTTCAGGAGCTGGTTTACCTAATGCTTTTGGAACTTCAGGAGAATCTTCTGGAGGTTATTATTATTTTTCAGGTGGAGGTGGAGGAGGTCAAGATCCGACAACTGGACCTGGTGGTACAGGAGGAATTGGTGGTGGTGGAACTGGTGGTGGAAAACCAAATGCAACAGCAGCAATAGCAGGAACCACTAATACAGGTGGAGGTGGTGGTGGTGGTGGAGCAGGGCCAGGAGCAAATGGAGCTTCTGGTGGTTCAGGAATAGTAGTAATAAGATATAAATATCAGTAAAAATTATGGCTGGAATATTAAAAGTAGATACAATACAAAACTCAAGTGCTGAGAATATTATTACTCAAACTAATAGTACAACATTAACTATTGGTACTTCTGGTGATACTGTTACTTTAGCAGCTGGTGCAACATCCAGTGGTTTTGGTGCTACATACAATGGTACAGTTAATTGGGATACAACTGCAAAGACAACAGGATTCACGGCAGTATCTGGAGTTGGTTATTTTTGTAATACAACAGGGGGTGCTTTTACAGTAACTTTACCATTAAGTCCTTCAGCAGGAGCAGTTGTTGGTATAGCAGATTATGCAAATACTTTTGCAACAAATAATTTAACTCTTGGAAGAAATAGTTCTAATATTGGTGGAGTTGCTGCTAATTCAATTTTAGCAACTAATGGTCTTTCAGTAACTTTTGTTTATGTAGATGCAACACAAGGTTGGATTGTAACAGATTCAGGAAATAGATCTAATTTACCAACAGCACAATTTGTAACAGCAACAGGGGGAACAGTTTTAACGTGTGGGAATTATAAAACTCACGTATTTACAGGACCAGGAACTTTTACAGTTTCTTGTGCTGGTAATTCTCAAGGATCTAACTCAGTAGAATATTTGGTAGTAGCTGGTGGTGCAGGTGGAGCAGCAAGACATGGTGCTGGAGGAGGAGCTGGTGGATATCGTCAAAATTATCCAAATCCAGCAACAGCAGGATTACCAGTTACAGCAACAGGGTATCCAATTACAGTTGGTAGTGGAGGAGCAGGAAGTAGTTGTGGTTCTATTTTAGGTACATCTGGTAATCCTTCAATCTTTTCAACAATTACATCAGCAGGTGGAGGGGGTGGTTTGGGTACTACTGGTTCTGGAGCATCTGGAGGGTCTGGTGGAGGAACAAGAAGTGGTTCAGGAGGTGCAGGAAATACACCACCAGTAAGTCCTTCTCAAGGAAATAATGGAGCAAATGGTCCAGCTGCAAGCGATTATAATGGTAGTGGTGGTGGTGGAGCAGGTGCAGTAGGATGTAATAGTAAATCAGGCGGTGGAAATGGGGGAATAGGTTCACCAATAGCAACAGCATTCTTTGGACCAACAAGTCCGTCTTATGGAACTACAGGTCCAGCCCCAGGAAGATATTTTGCAGGTGGAGGGGGAGGAGGTTCTTACCAAGGTCTTGGAAGTCCAGGTCCAATTGGTGCAGGTGGCTCAGGGGGCGGAGGAAGTGGTGGAGCTTATCCTACTGCTCCTACAAGCGGAACAGTAAATACAGGGGGCGGAGGTGGAGGTGGAGGAGGTTCACCTAGTTCACCAGGACCAAGTTGTACTGCGGGTTCTGGTGGTAGTGGTATAGTTGCAATAAGATACAAATTTCAATAAAAAATTATGAGTGAAATAAAAGTAAATAAAATTAGTCCTAAACAATTATGTACTCAATTAACATTGGGCGACAGTGGAGATACTATTATCATTCCAGCAAATACTACAACAAGTATTGCTGGTACTTTAAGTGTAACAGGAACTTTATCATCAGATACTTTAAAAAATGCAAATTTAAGTACACTCATTACACAAACCAATACAACAACTATTACAATTGGAACAACAGGTCAAACGGTTACATTGGCTTCAGGAGCAACACAATCTGGTTTTGGAAGAACAGGAACAGTAAACTGGGATACAACTGCTAAAACTACAACAGTTACAGCAGTTTCAGGATCAGGATATTTTGTTAATACAACATCTGGTGCAATCACAGTAAATTTACCATCAGCTGTAGCTGGAGACATTGTTGCAATTTCAGACTATGCAAATACAGCTGCAACAAATAATATAACTATAACTCCAAATGGTTCACAAAAAATTCAAAGTCAAAATATAAGTTATAAAATCAATGTTAATGGTGGAACTGCTACTCTAGTTTATGTAGATTCAACACAAGGATGGAGACCAACAGACGCAGCAACAGCTACTTCTATTATAGAACCTCCTCTTTTTACAACAGCAACAGGTGGAACAATTACAACTTCTGGAGATTACAAAATTCATACATTTACAGGACCAGGTACTTTTGAAGTAACTCAATTAGGAAATAGTCCAACCGTTCCTACTGGTGGTCCTAATACAGTATCTTATTTAATAGTAGCTGGCGGTGGTGGCGGAAACGGAGGTGGTGGTGGTTTTAGAGAAGGAAGAGATATTACTCCTTCTTACACAGCTTCTCCTTTAGTTGCACCTACAGGTTTAACAATTTCAAAAACATCTTATCCAATAACAGTCGGTGCTGGTGGAAATGCACCTGGACCAAACGCTAGTCCAGGAGTAGCTTCTTCAGGAAGTCCTTCAATATTTTCAACAATAACATCAGCTGGTGGAGGAGTGGGTGGTGGAGGACCTGGCGGTTCTGGTGGTGGTATGAACAATGGAACAGCAGGAACAGGAAATTCTCCTCCAGTAAGTCCCCCTCAAGGAAATCCAGGTGGGCCAAATGTTAATGGTCAAAGCAGTTCGGGTGGCGGTGGTGCTACGGAAGCAGGAGCACCAAATAACGGACCAAATAATCCAGGTGGTAGAGGCGGAGCAGGTGCTACAACTTCAATTATAGGATCTCCAACAGCTTATGCTGGAGGAGGTGGTGGAGGTGCCAATGTGGCACTAGGTCATTCAGGAGGAGCAGGTAGTCCTTGTGGAACAGGTGGAAAAGGTGTTGGTGCACCACCGACAAGCACTTCAATTCCATCAGTAGCTCCTAACGCTGCTGGTAATGGTACTACTAATAGAGGTGGTGGAGGTGGATCTGGAGGTTATGGTTGTGGAAACGGTGCAGGTGGTTCAGGAGTAGTAGTAATAAGATACAAATTCCAATAAAAACTATGGATTTACAATTAACAAAAACTAAATTATAATAGAAGATAATTATGGCACATTTTGCAAAATTAGGAGCTAACGGAAAAGTTATAGCAGTATTAACACTAA